TCTTCTTTCGAACCATTTGTTTCCATCTGGTTCATAGTTGTAGACACCGCGCGGTAACGCAGCGGTAGACACTAACAACTCGCAATCTTCGTCCAAAACTCCTAACAACTCTTCTTTTAAATATACAGAGACAGTGGGAGAAAACATGGAATCGGAACTTGCACTACTACTACTTGCAGACCTTTCATTAGGTTCTTGTAGTCATTTAACTCCACTTGGAGCACCAATCACCAGATCTTCAGTAACAGGGCCATACTGCCTACACATGATGATCATGGAAACTTGCGCTCCTTTCGTAACAAAAAGGTGAAACCTCGGAATCGCCAAGAAATCTATAGTAGGGTGAACCATTTTGGAAAACACCCCAGGGACTTCGAAATCCCACTTATGCTCTTCATTGAGCTTCAAGGAATTGCCCCCAGTGCGCAATCCATTCATTCTACCAGCTACTTGGGTCGTACTCAGACCTGAACCGACTGGAGACCAACCTGCGTAAACTCTCTCAGAAGATGCTGAAAAGTTCACTTTGACTTGGATCTTCTCAAAGGTCAATCTCGCAAACTTGAACACGCTATCGCCTAGGATCTCATTGATTGATCCAATGACGTTAACGTCTTTGGTAGTGTTGTCTTCCCAAGTAACATTGAAGATAGCCTCAGAGCCCAACGGAACCGCCTCAAACACCGGTAAACCGGGTGAAGGTAAGTCCTTAATGACACTTTCCTGTGCCATAATTTGTTGGATTCGACCATCGGCAGGTGTACTGCCCCCTCTTAAGGCCTCGTGGTCATCATAGTCGAAATGATCCTCAACATGATATTCTTCAGTTATGGGCGTTGGTTCATAGTAAGTAGGATCGCCTGCTTCATTCTCAACCAAAACTGTCTCAAACTCTGGAGATTTCAGCTCATGTGGTTCGAGCCAACCGTCTAGCTCTATTGAATCTACTCGGAATTGCTCCCAGGCCAATCCTACGTTAGTTCGCATGAACTTGCGCAAATTGAAATAGATCCTTGTGAGGACCGAATGCGCCATCATTTGCTCTTCGTTTAGGATATTGTACAGGACCTCTCTTGTGTTGTACACAGTCGCAAAACCAGGTGCATAACCAACCACCGCCTCTTCGACTTTGCCCATCTCTACCATTTTCATAAGGTTGGTGTACAAAATCAAAGGGTCTTTGATAACTGCTCTTTTGATCAAATAAGAGCAGAACGTGCCGTGGTCAGTACTGAACTCGTCTTTCTCTTCCAATGTGTCATGCTCAGCGTAAAGAGCGAATTGCGGATTTTCTGGCGGCTTGCTGAACAAAAGTAAGTCATCGCCACCCCACATCCCAGGATCCTTAGAACTTAGGTTCAACTGGAATGCTTTTCGCGCAATTCTCGTCATCGTATTTGTCAAGAAGGTGAGAATCTCGCCGGACATAGTGGAAACGCCAATCTCTTTTCCATTGGCTGTATTTTCCAACTTGCTCTTTTGATACAATTCTATCACCTCCTGAGGAGCACCGAAATAGTGCAACAAACTTTCGGTAACACGAACCCCCCAGCCTTGGACACTCTGCTCATACGCGGTGCCATCACTGGCATAGTAAAACCCTCCAGGATCATTCATCATAACCCAATCAGACATTTCTTGATAAGTCTTTTTCATGTTAATGAACACATGTTTAGGGCAATGACGCACGATCTGGGATGCCAAATAACGACCCCAAGGACCCAACGCAAACAACTCTTTGTCCCCACGAATTTGAATAGTCTGCGGTGCTTTACCAGCGATTTTCAACTTGTCTTGTTGTTTGATAACCACTGTTGGCCTGAAATCAGTGTCCGCTCTGTTCAGAGACGCCTGCTTCAATGCCTGAGATCGCTCCGCTCGACTTTCGTCGAACAATTGCACACTTTGCTCATAAAGAGATTGATCTATCCGACCGGTGTGTCGGACCAATTCATATATCTCTTCAGAGCACGGAAACACTCATCCCCGAACTCCATCTGATTAGCATATTCGACATAGTTTTCTGCATGAGTTTGTTTTCTGATCCTCTGCTCCATACCAGTACGATACAAAGGTGCATCTTTTGTCCTATGGTGATTTGCCAAATTAAGCCACTTAGGCAAGAAAAGGGTGGGATTGTCTTTCGCTTTCGCCTTCAACATGGATTGCAACTTTCGAGTGGCTTCCATGGTGGCCTTTTTCCTAGCATTGAAAGCTGTTGCCGGATAACGTGCTACGGCATCTTTACGTAACTCAGCCTTCAACTTACCAACAATGATTCCCGCGTCGTATCTCGGTATGTACAGGTCTGGCTTTTGATCGGTGTACTCACCCCGACTCTCTAGTTCCACTGTGAAACGTTCTTTCCTTTGACTCAACAAATGTTCATTTAAGACTTCCGGATTCTCAGGTGGTACAGTAGTTGCCAACCTGGGCATAGGAATGCTTGGCTCTGGAATATCTGGTTCCTGAACATGTACTGCCGGAACCAATGTCATATGTGGCAAGAAAAGATTGGCTCTAGGGTCCTGATAAGCCGGGTCATCTCTGCTCAACATCGTGTGACCCCCTCGTTGGATGATGTCTCTAGGTAAGAAATCAGTCCAGAGACTCGCTGGATACTCGCTCTCCACAAAAGCTCGATTCACGCAATATTCTGGCTTGGCTGCTAACACATATCGCGTGTCAGGTGGCAAAATCTTCAAGAGACTCTTTATGTTCACACTATGCTCTTTCACTGTCCTAACTGGTTCGCCAGGAATGTAATAAGGAGCGTAATGCATGATCTCCTTCAGAACTATGTTGTCAGCCACTGCCAGTGTCGATTCATATGTCTGGTTGAATAAACAACACCAGATAATGTGAGGAGCTCGAGTACCCAACACGTACAACGTCCTCGCGTCCACTCGCATCGCTTCGTCGGTCAACTCCACTATACAGACATCCTCGTCATAGCCTTGGGTACCTACAAACGTATCTGCGTCTTGCTGCTCAACAGAGAGCTTCACTCTTTTCCTAACGTCACTTGCTACCGCTAACACCTTGTTCTCCCAGGCATGCGCTATCCATTCCTCAGACTTGTTCGGGAAAAATATGCGCATATCGGCCTCAGTTTCAACTCTTTTGGTGGTATAATGGAAACCTCCACCCAGTTTCTTGAACACTGGTAAATTGAAGAAATTTCCAACCCCCTCGTCGAACCGTAAAGAACCGGTGATGAAAGTCTTGCACCTCGCCCCATACATAGCCTCTTCCTTAGGAATGTTTGCGTTGTTCAAAGTACACTCCTTAGGATTATGCCACGTGCATTGATGCGGATCAAATAAGAACAGGTGCGTTTTGACGTGCGGAAACATAGCCGCCTTCAAGGCATGCCAGCCAGGGAAATACATAGCCTCGTCACTCGCCATAACCCAGCCCCAATGACCTTCAGCCATTGCTTTGCTGGTCGTGGTACACATATAGTTCGGAGACGATTGGCGCAAAGGGCCTTTCTTGTCTTTGACCCCCAATTTTGTCGCCCACATCTCACGTAAGCCATTCTTCCCAAGAGCAATACTAAAAGCTCGCCCAGAATGAGCGCGATAGTCGCGTAGACTCTCCATGATCCCTGAAGTCTTTCCACATCCAGGATATCCACAGATTAAGCCCAGGTCCAGATTTGGTAATTTCATATTTTTCAGAGACTCCTCCCAGCCTTTTAGAATCGAGTGATTCAGGTGATTGCTTCCGATCAAGTCCAATTCACCTTGAATCATACAACGAACAGCCATGCGCCCTATTTCAGCCGAAGGCTGAATGTTTATCCAAGTGATCATTGGATTTTGCCGTAATTTGCCTATCAACCACTTCGCCTCACGACTAACCTCAGGAATTGGTCCCAACTCCCGAATCGTCAGTGGCAATTTTTGCTCCAATGCCGTGAAGTGATGATCTGCATACTCAATGCTGAGACTGGCATTCCCCCTGACACCATGAACAGTCATAAGGAAAGCCGCCTTAGTCTTAGTAGGTTTGGAAAACACCTTGATTTGCAGGTTATTCGCCAACGCAAAAGGAGTAATGCAGTCAGTAGTCAGATCGTCGGTCTTGAGGCAATCGTGCGGAAACGCTCTTAGCATCGCCAAGAACACCGTTTCAGTAGGCAGTCGTGACACTGTCGCCAAAGCCACCACCAAGCAGTCCTGCTTAGGGTATGATCTTTTTGGATAAATAATTGGCTTAAAAGGAGCCTTGTCAATCCTCACGCCTATGGTTTTCGGATACAAACTATCCCAAAGCGGCGGTCCTGCCAATGTGCGGATTGCTCCACCCAAAGCGGGCCAAGGTCCTTTGGACATTAGCTTGATGAAGTCTGCTTCTCTCTCATCCCAAGTCGTTGTCTTCGGCATTTTGAAAGGAATCCCTTCGCATCGACGCCTAGGCAATGCTGGACTATTTTGATGAGCATCTATTGCTTCAGATAACTCAATCATTCGCCGCAATTGCGTGTCGATGGTGTTTTGCACTAGCTTGTCAGGCGCTTTAGGCATCCGCTTATCAGGCGGCACCTTGACTTCCTCAGAAAACGAGCTGGGAATCGACGCCGCGTCAGACACAGACGCCAAGGTACTGGTAGAGGATGAGAACCCCCTGCTACGACTTTTGTACAAAGACCTTGGTGAAGCATCCAACCGCTCCTTTTGTTTGTTGACTTCAGTGCGTAACGTGGAATAGGTTTTCCTTTTATGTGTCTTACTATCGCCCGGGGGAGGTTCTATTACCTCACACTCTGCGGCATGTCTACGATCACAAAGCCTGAAATACAGTAAAGTGTTCTCATGCGCCTGTTTGATAGGACCGTAGGGGCAACATTGAATTACCTCATCAATGCCGTGTGGAAGGCAATCATCTTCCCACTCTGCCCCATCGAACTTCTTCTCTTTCTTCCAATCGTCAATCCCGGAACCTACTAGAGTCGCATCTGAATCTGACGTCTCACTAGTGACCGACAACACATCAGGCTCAACTCTTGCAGTGGGTTTTGGTTGTAATGGTGGTAACAAATTGGGTTCCCAAGCTTGGCGGAAAGCTCTCCGTTGAGTGTCCTTGATCTCAGATGGTTTGAGCCAGCGCATATTCCTCCTGTTATAGAAAATCGCGTTATTAGCTCTAAGAACACCATCTTTACCTAGGGTGACCACTTGATCAACACGATCCATGCCACAATCGAATGTATCAGCGAAGAACCGCCGACACGCTTGCCAAAATGAGGCTTTAGAATCTGGGTCTATGTGCCATGAGACTCCATACTCTCCGCCGAACCCGTCCAACTTCATAACGATAGTCGGGATGGTAACCACCCTCCTATCACCAGAAACGATCTTTCTCATCCGCTCTACGCGCCCAGTGGCGCCAGTCCACTTTCTCCACTTGCCTAAAAAGCGTTTTCGAATCTTGTAGTCCAACATGCCCATGAACGTCTTGTAATCCCGAGTAAGATCCTCGGAACTTATTTCCCACTTGATGCAAGCGTTCATGACTGCGACAATCCAATCCAAATCGCCTACAGGTATATCATTTTCGTTGAGATTCATCATCCTGATCTTACCAACTAGCATCTCTTTATCTACAGTTTTCTTGCCCATAGCTTTGCCATAAGTAACTACAGCCCAGAACAAGTTCCTCGGAATCAAGCACAGGTCTTTTGGTTGATCCACGAAAACCCGCGGCACATGCATCATGTCAGGCATGTGAATAGGGATATAATGTGGTACCTCCAAGTTGTATCTAGACCAAACTTGAATGTGAGAATTCAGCACTGAGTGCACTACACCTCCTCGAATCGTGAAACCGGACCTGAGACCAGTGATTTCTCTAGCCAACAAAATGCCAGCGTTAGCTGGTTGCTCGTAACTACCACCTGTGTCTCCTTCGGCCACGTATATGAGAGTGTTTTTATCGGGCTTGGAAAAGGTATAGAGAGCAGGTTGCGGCGAAGCAACACTGCTCAGAGAGACCAACGGGAAGACATGAGAAATCAGTACCTCCTGCACTGCTCTGTTATTAGCGAAAAAAGCCCCCAACCACTCAGGGCTACACCACATGCCAGAGTCACTGAATACCACAGTAGCAGTCTGAATGTCATTAGGTAAACTGAACACGTCATTTGGAACTGTCTCGGTTCCAGCGTAACGACCTATGTCCTTCAAGTCCACTATTGGGTTCACCACGCTAACACTGTGGCGCACTCCACTCCCGGCCCATGCGTTCCTAAACAGGTCCATGTTGGCCGCCCCGGCGCTAACAAAGGTAACATCAGATTTTATCATTTTCGGGTAAACCTCATGAAATTGTTGCCTCCTAATGGCCGCATGAATCGGATGTCTATGCGGAACTGCATTCCTGACTGACCAAGGGATAGCCAAGTCATTAGCCGCGACTTGATTGACGGCCGGAATTGCATAGGGACAAATTATGTTCATTTCAGGTAATTGACTCATGACGACTGCTGAAGTCGCGGCATCAATGGCTCTCACTACATCAGGTGACCTGTGAGCGGCAAGTGCCTTGTCCATAGGACTTGCTGCTTCTCGCGAAGAACCAATGTACCGACACCGCTTAATGATACACTCTACCAAGAACTGCTCAAACTCATGAATGGCCATTTCGCCTTCCATGAGCTCCTGATACACTACACGGCAGCGCTCTATATGCACATCCCCATCTTCACAGACGCTAGCTGTAAAAGCAAGACAGAAATAGCCATCTCGCATGTACTTCCGAGTGGCTTTCAGTGCCATAGACGCAGTCACTTCCTCGACCTCACTTCGCGAATTGCCATTTCGAGCCGCGCCAGAGCCCATGGATTCGTGGGGATGCCATAAGGATTATTCATGAAACCCAAACGCATCCAACAATTCCCTGGTCCAGTAACTGGCAACGAACTAGCTTCTCCCCAAAAGGTGGTAGGAATACCCTTCGCATCTTGCTCAATGTCGCGCTCAAAGCTGCAACTATCTGAACAAGCTTCCACTTGGTCAAATCCCTCGGCCTCAAAAGTGGCCTTGATCGAGCGCACATTGCTGCTCATATCCAAAGCCTCATCTTCTAGGAAAACTTCGTCCTGCGACATCGAGCGCGTCAAGCAGCTCAAATCGTCGTAAGTCATCTCATCCAAACCTCCGACTAGAACATCTTGAAGCTCATTGTCTACAGCGACCTCTTCAAAGTCACCTAAACACTCTCGACCACCCAAGTAAGGGTAGATATTGGCTTTGTCCAAAATCTTAGTCTGATGCGCTTCATGTTTCCGGCCCAGAGGGTCAGCTACAACGTGCCAGTAATTGCCTTTTTCCTGCCTAAAGAAGTAACCTTCACGAAGATAAGGTAATGAAGCTAGAAACACCGTCAGTGCTTCTCTGTCTGGCCATTTACCAAGGCAGACAATTGCTTTGTCCCAAAATTCGTAAGGTACCATCTTCAGCCAACAATAACCAGGCTCACGTTGCTTCTGCCTTTTACCACCACGCTTACCGCGCTCAGAAAGAACAACCTTCTTGATTTTTCGTTCAACCTCAACAGAATCAACCGCCACAATAGCAGGCTCAGCAATCAAAGTTGCTGAGGCAGCAGTAGTGGAAACAACTGGCTCAATATGAGGTAATTCAATAGGTTCGACTGTCTTAGCCACCAGCTTCGGCGGAACGATAACTTGATCCCAAGCGACCACAGCAGGTTCATAATAATAAACCTTTTGTTCCAACTTGGATGCAATCAAGGCTGCGACCATTGAGTCCACAGCAGTATCGGTCAACAGAGGCATTTTGTCGAAAGGCCCGCATGGCAAGTAAATTGGATCCTCGTGTCCAAAATTCTTGCGGTGACGGACATAGTTTGACTTCAAGGTAAGTCTCTCCTTCAAGTCACTAGGGAAATTGATCTTCGGAACGTCACAACTAACAAGAGCTACCATACAATGGCAGTCACATTTGTTAGGCTTCCTCTTGCTCAAGCTCACACGAACGTAATGACTCAGATAAGCATTCTCTTTACTGAGAACCGCACGAGTCCAGCTTCTTGTGTACATACACAGTTGCCAGACACTTTGCTTGGTCTCAGAAAGCTTGCCTTTCAAGCCACGCGTCGCAGAAGCGAACAAGTCCTTGCCCACAAAGTCACTCACTGTACGATAACCTTGCTCTCTACAAATAGCACGAACATCAACATCCAAATCTTCCAAACCGGAAACCCGCATACGGTTCGGCATCCACATTCCTCCCGGATCGGGAGGAAGTCTAGCCGTAGGAACATCGCCGCCTGGTGGCGGGTCGTTCCCACTCATGGTTAAT